CTGCAGAACCTACAAAACTTTCTGTAATAGAAAGACCTACTTTATAACTTGGTCTACCTGAATACTTTTCAAGTATGAGTTCTTGTTTGTCAACTTTAAGGAAATATCCTCTACTGAAGACAACACCTTCTGAAATGTTTGCTATCGAAGCACGACCATTTGGTGTTTGGTCTGATACTTCAACTTGAAAGTCATTGTTGTTTGAACTGACATCAGAAGTATTACCTGCAGAGTCTAAAGTGACAAGTTGCAGTTCTTCATTTGCTGTAAAGGCAAAATCGTTTGATGTATTTGTTCCTTGTTGTAGATAGTAAACAAAAAGTGTTGCTTTGTCATCTGTTGTTTCAGCAGATGAGGTAATAATTTTTGCAACAACACCTGAAGTTTTACCTTGTACATGTAAACCATGTGATGCAGTTCTATATGTTTCGATATTTGCATCACCATTTGCATTTGGATTAGCAGACTTTATTTTAACATAATATAAGTCCATGTCAATATCACACTGAGAACCAGATACTATTGACCCCTCTTTAAAGAAGTGGTCACCAAATCTCTCTATCTGATTCTGTAAGATAGATTGAGACTGAGTTAATTCTCTTGCTTGTAATGGTCTTCCAGCACGATAAAGAACTTTTTGAAATTTATTATCTTCTGAATAGTCATCGTAATAGGGTGATATATTTAAATCAGTTTTCTCTGCCATTGTTTGTCCTAAATTTTATATATGGGAGTCCTTTGACTCCCATGAATTACATTTCGATAATCAGTTTGATATCTTCAATTTGGTCGTTCGCTCTTGTCACGGCACCTCTATTTTCAATATACATCATTCTACCAGTATGTTTTGCAACTTCTGGATTTGTTGGTGATTGAGTTAGTGTTCCGATTGAACCTACTCCTGTTTTGTATACTGTTTGACCATTTGAAAAAGCAACATAACCACCTTCACTGTTTGCCATAGGTAGATATGAGACTACATTTCCGTCCATTGATATGACTCTAGCAACTGCAACACCTGCTCCGTCTGAAGAGGCATTATAGACAACATCGTCAACTGATAAACTACCAATTGAAGATAGAGTCATTTCGAAGTATGCTTTCATAGTATCGTCTGTTGCTCTATTTGTTGTACCAAAGGCAAATGGGTCTTGACATAAACCAATTCTTCTGAAGTCGTTGTCTGTTGGGAAGTCGCCTGTACCTTCTGCAAATTCTAATCTTGAATTTAGAATGATATAGTTTCCACCTAACTCTTCTACAGGGTCAGCACCATGTCCAAACTGAGGTGAGATTACTGGAGTTGCAACACCACCTTGAGCATTACCACCAGAATTAATACCTGATATATTTGCAACATCAATTGATGCTCTCAGATATCCTGTTCCTCTTGCAGTCACATCGATTTCTCTTAGACCACCTGAAACTACTTTAACAGTACATGTTCCGCCTGAACCGTCTCCGTCGATTGCAACACCTGTATATGTTCCATTTGTATAGTTGGTTCCTGGATTGTCTACTTTAATATGTAAGACTGAACCATCGACAGCATTTGATTCTACTTGCCATTGTTGTGAAGTGTCGTTGTCTGCTGAGGAGTTCAGACCACCATTTGCACCAGTTCCATAAACTTTATTTTGAGCACCTATTGTCTTAACAGGTATAAAGTCGTTAGTCACAAATTTGATTGTATCAGATGCAGAAATAGTGTACATGTATTTCCAAAGATAAGGCATTCCGTCTGTTCCACCCTCATCTGCTGGTGTTCCTTCAAATAGAGTTGATACATCTGTTCCTGTAGGTTTGTTCATTGAGTTTACAACTGCACCTGAACTATCTCTTCCAGTTCTGATACATTTATATACATTATACTCATCAGTCATTACATAGAATCTTCCCTCATACAAATTATTTTTATTTGTTGCAGGTGTAGTATTTGTTGCACTGTAGTCATGTGAATACTCATCGTATTTTGTACTTGCTGTCCAATTATATCTTTGTATACCGTGTGAAACATCTCCTGTTTTGACCTTTTTAAGTGCCAACATGTCTTCCCATGCTTGAATCTCTTCACCAGGTCCGTTTGCAGGTGCAGGTGGGTTATTATCATCAGTCCATGAATATGAACGACCTATGAAAACATATGTTGATGATGCTGATTCACCAAAGTCTTCCTTAAATTGTCTCGCATTATGAACACGAAACTTTTCTGTTATTATTGCTGCCATTTTCTTTTATCTCCTCAGATAATTAAATTTCTTTAATACTATTTATGCAGTCCCAGACTTTACATATGCATTAAATGTTAAATTTGTTCGTAAATTTTTATGATTGTCATATTCTGATACATAGAACTTAGGATAGTAATGTTCTAAATCTGATATTCTTAATCCCTCTTTAACGGATTCTTCCATTAATACACTACCTGAATTATCTTCCATTAAGATGTCGTCATTATCCGTTTCATCTTTCATATGATAAGATATCACATATGTGTTTTGATTACTAATTGTATTTATAGTGTTAAATGTAGACCCAAAAGGAACAAAACTAACTAAACCGTTTTCAGAGTTCTCTTCATCAATTAGTGTGTCTCCGTTTTCCAGACAAATTATATCGTTTGATTCTGTTCTAAGATATTTGCCTGCCAACTCAATAGACCTTTCTGTTGTAAAGTAATGTGTTGGTTCATCTGTAGTTGCACTTTCAAGTCTGAATATACTTCCGTCTTCCATTGTGAAGGTATCACCAAAGTCTCCCATAACCCTATCAGTTCTTTTTGGTTCCATTCTTACTTTACATACTTCTTCTTCTAACTCAATAAGACTACCATCTTCGAGTATTAGTCGTTCATCCACAAATTGCCCACCAATTTGGAAAATCTTTCCTTGGTCTGCAGGTCTTCGTTCATTACTTCTGACTAAGTAATCATGGTCTGAAGAATCTAAAGATAATGCAGTTGGTATTCCGTCATGTAAACCTTTCTCGTGTTTTACTAATTTATTTGCAAAAGAGTTTATGATGTTAAGATTGATGTGTCTTGACCTATGTGAACTATCATAGAACTCTGAATGTTGACCTAAGTCTTGACCTGCTGGGTTTGTTGTAGAAAGAGTTAAAACACCATTACTATCTATACCTATTGCAGGAACACCTGCATTTCTTAAATGTGTTAAAATACCAAAATCTGTAACCTCTGAATCTGTAGTCCAAAGTTTGACAACTCTTGTAGAATTTGCAAAGGCATTTGGAACTGCAAGACCAAGGTCTGAATGTATTATAAGAGTCGGTCTAAATCTAAACTGTTCATCTGCAACTGTATTGATATTTGAGTTGATTGCAACTTCACCAAAGAATATGTGACCAGATGGATGTATTAAATCTTTTAATACACTTCTCCAACTGTTGATTGATTCACCAACTTTTACAACATATGAATGTGTTTGATAATAAACACCATCTTGTATGTTTGATGCTTCTGCAGATATTGTTCCTCTATCACCCAATAGTCCTTCATTTACATTTCCTTCACCAGCAAATTTACCTCTTCCTGATATTGGGTCTGATTTAAATACTTGGAAAGAATCGTTTACATTAAATGTGACTTTCTCTCCTTCTAAGAATTCACCTGCTAAATCAGTATATGTTAATATCTGTTTAGATAACTCATAACTAACAACCTTTCCAGTTGAACCTGAAGTTGCACCTGTTATAACTAAGTCTCTATTTAAAGTTCCAGTAGGGTTAGAAATCAACATAGGATAATGTGAACTTCTGGAAACAGAACCGTCTGAGTCAAAGTTATAACCTTGACCGATAATGTTGATAGAATCTACACCACCAATTTCATCTGAATATGAAAGTAAAGTTGCACCTGTTCCTGTTGCAACTGATGCTTTTCTACAGATTGATACTGTTTCTGAAAGTGTTCCAGTGACTTCATCGTTGGTCTGAAAAACACCAATGTGTGTAGGTATTCTCTTTACAACTAGTCTGTTATGTTTAGTGTCAATTCTTACGACTATTGCATTTTTAGATACAGGACTTCCTACTGTGATTACTTCTCCTACTTGGAATTTGATTACATCTTCTGCATCAAAATATAAATAACCACCTGGACTTGCTACTGGTACACTTGTATAACCTACACCACCATTTCTAATTTCAATTCTTCTAATTCTTCCGTCATCTGATATAGTATTTCCACCACCATCGATATATGCATCTAATGTTATGGGTTTTCCTGTTTCGTGTAGTAATCTATTTGATTCGGTAACAATTTCAATTTTTGTTCCTGCAGTTTGACCACTTGCAAATGTGACTCTATCATTTTTTGTAGTATAGACTGAACCATCACCTGGGTCTATTTGTAATAAACCGTCTCTAAAAACTTTAACAGTGTGGTCATTGAAGAATACATATCTTCCGTTTACATCTTTTACACCTGCACCACCAAATAAAGTTTGACCAGCAGTTGCAATAAATTCAAATTGACCCCAAAGTGTGGCATTCTCTAGTACAATTTCATCACCAGTTGCACCAATGACTGCTTCTGCACCATTACCATCTGTATTGGTTTCGTCAAAGATGACCATTTCACCTGCTTCATAGTTTATACCACCATGTTCGATGATAATTTCTTTAACAGGTCCAGATGATAGACCATCAACCTTTGCAGTAGAGTCTACAACTCCAGCATCATCTTTTGCACTTGTTATATCAATATTGTCATTGAATGAATATAGAGAACCAATTGTTGATTTCTCCATAAGAATACCTGAACCATCTTCTGCTAAGATTACACCACTATCATTGTGTGCAATGTAAGTAGATGACCCACTATCGGTATCTATTCCAGTGTTAACACCTAAGACTGTTCCTGTATAAACAGTGATACCATCTCTATCTAAAACTGAGACCTCTTCATTCTGTACAAAAGTACCATAATGATTTCTGGATATACTACATGAGTAAATATCAGTTGTAAGTGTGTTTAATCTTTCTATATTTGCTTCTGCAAGTATAGTACCGTCAGCACTAGTATATGTTATTTTATCAGTCTCAGAAGGTACTTGGTCTGTAGTCATATGAAGAACCAGTCTTCTCTCTTCATTATAATCTGATGTAGAAACATAAAGTGTTTCGTTATCAGGATACCTAACTTCTGCATCTTGACCGTATAAGAGTCTCATTAAGAATTTAATTGACTCTTCACTTCCTTTTTTCTGATACAAATCAGAAATGTTTTTGATTGTTAATCTTTTGTTTTTAAGTTTCGATAAATCAATCGAAGGTAAGAAATCTCTCTGGAAGTATTGTAAGAATTCTTCTGTTGTATGGTCGATATCGGAATAGTCCAATAATCGATTGTTTGCAAGTATACTGTTTTCTTTGTATGATTCAACCTGTGCAGTTTGTAAACTATTTCTTCCTTCTATGACTTCATCTTTTGAGAAACCATTTCCTGAAATCGTTGAAACATATAGAGTGTTAGTATTGATAACATCTATTCTTGCAATAGAACCATTTGTTTTTCCGTAAACATATTCTCCTACAGTCAATGGTTCTGCTGATGTATTTGGGTTTGTAGGAGTTGACTCGTTTATTATTTTAGATGTGTTCTCATCTGGAGATGGTGAGACGGTCGCAGACTCTACAAGTAGAGCACCGAGACCGTCTTCTAAAGCAATACCATCTAAATCGCTTTGTGATTTAAGAGTTATAACCTCTTTCTCTAAGAATTCAAAATATGCAGATAAAAATGCCGAAAAGGCAGGTGCATCTTCTCTTATATGTTCTGGTAAGATTGTATGCAGTCTTTGTGTTATTTTATCTGATGATAATGATTCGTGAGACATTTAGTTTACTCTTATGTTATAGTTGCACTGTTATTTGCAATTGGGAACCAGTTTGAACCGTTCCAAATACAAACACATGATTCACCTCTTGCATCAAAAGTGATTTGCTCAGTTGAATCTGTTGAAGCACCCCATGACGCAACAGTAATAGCTGCTGAACCACCTGAACCCATTGCTGAACAAACTAACACTTGTAATTGTCCGGTATTTGTTCCTACACCCAAATCGAAAACTACTTTCGATGAGAATCCGGCACCGTTAATGATATTACAAAAGCTATTTGCTAAAGTTGAACTAGTTGCCGAATGTGTGACAATATCATCTACTGCTAAATGCGTAGGGATATTTTCAAACAATTGACCAATAGTCATTTTTTTGTTGACAGGTGTTCCACCTGGGTTGTCAACGATGTGTAGTAAATCATCAGCACCAATTGCTGAATCTGCTACTGCTGATAGTGCTGATATTTTTTTATCTGCCATTTTTTTCTCCTTTTATATAATCCAAATTAATGGGAAACTACTCGCGGGACTCGCGACCACTTTATTCATAATGAATACCTTAATATGTAGAACTAGATGTTGAAGTAAATCCAACCCCAGCACTACTCTCACCACTTGCGATGGTGTCTATTTCACCTTTCACCGTGACATCAGCAGAAGAGATATCTACAAGAGAACCTCTCGTTGCAACTACATCGTAGCTGTCAGGAATAATTGTGAAATCAATCGTTGTATTAGTGTTTACTGTTCCAGTAACCATCAATGCACCAATTGTAATTTTACCTGTAGTGTAGTCGACTACTCCTGCAGTCGTATCACTATAGATTCTTGTTGAACCAGATAGATAGAATCTTCTTAGATTTCCATTACCATCGTCATCAAAATATTGTATGTTAACAGAATCACCTGTCACATAAAAACCTGTTGAACTTAATATACCACCCAATGCTTTATTGTATTCTGCATTTGGATGATAGAAAGCATTACCAAAGTCATTGTTATAACCAATCTTCTTATTCAGAGTCATGCTTGTTGCTTTCTTTAATCTTATATTTGTTATGTTAGATAGAATTGATGTATCTGTATCATCAATGGTTCTTACTAAATTTGAATGTCTGAATATACTATCGAAGTTAGATAAATTTTCTGCATCATATGTATTGATTGTAGTATCTACTAATTGTTCTAACTCTCCTTTTGATAGTGTAGTAAAGTTGTTGTTGTATTTGAATGTTGATGATATAAGAATCTTAATAATCTCTGGATTTACAATTTCAGGTCTTACAGTTACCATATTCAATGCATTTAGTTTTCTAACAACATCACTCTTTTCGACTTCTGTTAAGTAGTCTGAATTCTTAGGTTTGATTGCAAGAAAAACTTTACCATATTGTGGTGGGTCATTGTCTTCACCACCCCATACTGCAACTGCATCTGCATTCGGATAATACTCACTGACCTTTGCTTTGTAGTCATTCAGTGTTACCAGTCTGTTCTGAGATGTAAAGAATTTGTTTGCCTTAAACTTGATTGATTCAATTGATTCTTTCTCTGCACCACCTGTTGAATTTGTTGTAGTTGTGACTGTTGAATCATTAAATCCATTTACTGCTGTAATTTGACTAAAGTTTTTTGCACCATCGGCATGTTCTGTATCAACTACAATATAAGTTGCAGTTATGATATCACCATCCAATAGTTCTCTACCTAATACACCATCACCAAAGTAAATCTCTAAGTATCCTTCTTCGTTTTCTTGTGTATAGTACACATTTGATTGTGTTGTAATTGTGGAAATGTCTGTAGATAAAGCATAGGTCTCTGAGACACCATCTGAGTTGACTACAACTGATAATTTACTTCTATCAACTCTCTCATTTGATAAAACAAATTTTGAATTCTTAATTTGTCTATCATAAACAAAAGAATCGACCATGTATGTACCTTGTGATATCTCTACACCAGCATAATTGTATGTTGAACCGTTTTGAGTTGGTTTGTTTGTATCTGTAGTCACAAAGTCATATGATACACCATCAAAAACTGTTTGAAAGACATGACCTCTTGGTATTGTCATTTCTGCTAATGTCGGAGAACCACCATCTGCATTTTTAACATTTCTTATTGCAACATCAATGATTGCAGAAGAACATTTTTCAGAAGCAGGTGTAAAACCTAAATCTTTTGCACGAGATACAACATTTTTTCTTATTTGTGCTGAATCTAAGAACAATTCTGATGCAGCGATGTTAGTATTGACCGCACCAATATGAGATGAATATGCAAGTAGGTCAATCAATGTCGACATTGTTGAACCTTCAAAGTTATAGTCTTTTAATTTCTCTTGTCCTTTGAGATATGCTTTTAGATTATCTGAAATCGATTCAAAATCTAATTCTGTAATGTTTATTTGTGAACTCTTTGTTGCCATTATCTTGCCCTTGTTAGTGTCATGTTAACTTCCTGATTCGGCATGCCATTTATTATTGTATAGTAGATTGTGACATTCAAATCATTTCCGTTTATTACAAACTGAGGTAAAACACCTGAAACTCTTGGTTCGAAGTCTTCAATTGTTTTACTAATTTTTCTTTGTGCCCTTTTTACTCGTCTTTCAGTGTCAAGTGCAAATAACAGTTCTCTAAATCCACCACCTAATGCTGGTTTGAATGGTCTTTCATAATAATTTGTCAACATGATATTCTTAATTGACTGTTTGATTGCATCTGTATCTTTTTTAATGGTTAAATCACCAGTTATGGGGTGAGGAGTAAAGTTCATGTCTAAATCTGCGTAAACTTCCTTCGCTGCTACATTCTTCCCTTGTGATTTTAAATTTGCCATATATCTATTTATACTCCTTATTTACCTTTTACTGAAGTATATTTACCTGAACTTGAACCACCTTTGATAGTTGTGTCATGTTTGTGGGTTGCAAGTGTTGGAGAATCTCCAGCAGAAGTTGATATATCTCCTGTTGCATCAATTGTAGAATCATTTGTCTGAGCACCAGTGATATGAACTGTACCATCAACCTTTAAGTTTGTAGTCATGGTTGTATTCGGTGAAGTGAATGTTGTATCACCCACTACATCTGCATTTAATGTTCCTTGAATTTGTGCATCAACATTTCCTTTCAATACATTCATATTGACATTACCTGTATCAACTGTTATATTAACATTGCCGTGTCCAACTTGTAAGTCTGCGTTACCAGCAATATACACTTTGTCGTCTTTGAGTATTGCAGTGTAATTGTTGTTTACAATTCTAGTGACTTCTGAACCGTCTGCATGAATCTCGTGGAATGTTCCTGACCTGTGATGAACATTTAGTCTTTCTGCTTTTGGTGTGTCATCAATTTCTAAAACATGTCCTGCCTCGGTTTGCAAAACCTTATTGTAAGGATATACAGGTTTTGCTTGGACATCCACAAAATCTCCTAAAATCTTTTGAGTCACTGGGTGAACCATACCACCATTTATTGCATGGTCTAAAATTCCACCCCTTGCAATAGAAGATAAATCTGATTCTTCCGTATATAAAGGATAGTAAGGCAACATATCTGCAGTCACCTCCAACTCTTCGATAGTAGAACCTGTGTTATCGTAATTAATCTTTAATTCTTTTGGTGTTTTTGGTGCAGTTTCTATTGAACTTGTTAAACCATGAGAACGATTAGGTGCCTGTTCTGGATTCGGTCCATCAGGAGTATCTTTATAGTCATCAACTTTTAATCTTCTTGGGTCATTGAATCCCTTTTCTATATTTCTAGTAAGTAATTCATCTTTTGTTGTTTCTTTATAACCATTCTGAGGAATACCAGCAGACACATGTGTAATTACAGGGTCTTGTCTGGTTTCACCATCTCTAAAGAATCCATAGACTGTAGAACCTTCTACAAGTCCATGTTGAGTTCCTATTCCAGATAATCCTGCAGAAGTTGTGGGTAATAAAACTTGTGCCCACGGTAAATCAGGAGTTGCGATGTATTGTTTGTTTTCAGAATGAATACCATGTATTCTTACACGAACTCTTCCGACCATCAAAGGGTCGTTTCTGTCTTCAACTATTCCATAAAATGTTATCATACTTCTCTCGGTGTTGCAGTGTTGTCTAATGGTGTTGCAGTTTCTATTTTCTGCATGTAAGATTCTTTAACACATTCCATTGTCATTTTACCTGACAATTGTGTTGGGTCACCAACTAACTTCAAATCAGTTATAAGATATCTATCATCGTTTAATTTATCTGATGTGTCTTGTTCTGAAGTTGGTTCTGCAGATGGCAAAGATAGTTGTACAATCTGACCAACATTCATATCTGTTCTGAAAGGAACCGTCACAATAATTCTATGTTGAGATAAAATTTCTTTAAGTGCAATTCTTTCTAGTGTTGCATTATCTCTATTTTCTTTTCCTCTAAAAAGTTCATCTGCGTTCAAATCTCCATTGTCATCATATGAATGTCTCATATCAGATGCCTCAATGAAAAACGCGTTAAAATGCTGGTTTGGAGGTAAGTCAACATCTAGTTCTGAATATTGTGGTGGTTCTCCTTCACCTACTGAGTTTTCAGCAGTAAATGTATACTCATATTCACCATTATGAATCATAGGAAAACCAGATAGATGTTTACCTCGTTTCCATGTCTCTTCTATATCATAAACTTCTTCTGATTCTAATTTACGCAAAGGGTCATAAACTTTCATATGAGATGCATAAGCACCTCGTAAAGTTCCTTTCAATGTATCAAACATTTGTGGTTTTCTGTAGGAAAATATCTGACTATTTAAACCACCAGGTGCATTCAAGTCCATATCTTCTGTTGGAGATGAATTTCTAGGTTTCATACTGAATGAAACAGGAAATTCTTGTTCAAACATTTGGTCAATTGATTTAAATCTAAACCCACCATTTAGTGTTTGAAAGAAGAACATACCATTTCTATAGTTTGTATCACCACCAATGTTTGCCTCTTTTGTACAGTAGTCTAAAATCTTATTAACAGTCCAGTTAGGAACAATGAATTGATGATTATCAGGTTTAGTTTCTTCCCAATGGTCAAATTCTTCCATAGGAATCTTTGCTTCATTTACTAAAACATTCTCTAACATGTCATCATAAGAACCCCTCAATGTTCTACTTAATCTAGTTCTATTGAGATTGAAGAGTCTTGGTTCACATAGACTTAACATGTATGATTGAATCTTTTCTGATGGTCTTGAAATGTTATCTGCTTTGAATACTCTAAATGTTTTATCGATACTATACAATGCATCTGCAGTATCTCCCATTCCTTCTTTTTGTTTTACTGAGATACGAATAAACTCCTGTCCAGTAAAACGATAGTTCTTCAGTAGATTAAGACCGTCAACAATACCAACGACACCTGATACAAACTTCCGATATATACTTTCTGACATCTCAAATTCACCAACAACACCTGAAATGTCCAGTGTTTCACCGAATTGATTTATTAATGCGAGAGATTCTACTAAAAACTCTCCTTGTTTTAATGCGCTCATGATGCCATTACTTTTTCAAATTCTGATACAACTCTTCTTATGTATTCAGGTCTAATAACTTTTATTTTTCTATTTGTTTCGTTTACTTCGTAATCATGTGTGTAATATGTGACAGGTGTAAAACCTGTGTCAATTGTATTTCGTCTGAGTCCTTCTGAGTTAACATAATGGTCAATACCATCTGGACCTGAAACTACAGAACTTACAGTAAATGATTTACCACTCACTTTGCCTGTGACTACATCATTTACATTCCAAGTTCCACCTGCAACTCCTATCCTGTTAAATGTAGGTTGAACTGAGATGACATTACCTGATTGTTGAGATGTTTCAATGATTTCTCCCAACAACCATTTATCATCCTTTGATACTATGTCTGTTGAACGATTTGAAATTAACCAATATTCAGGATACATCTCTTTGAGTTGATTTTCAAATGTCGTCTGGTCTTTGTACCACTGATAGTAGTTATCCATATCATTGACTAAGAAGAATGTCCAA